AACATGTGTTTTATTAAAATTAGACTTTAGTTGAAACATCAATTTTATAATAAACATCACATATATTTTCGAAACATAGAATATAATATAATTTAAATGAAGGGATTAAAATTAACGCCTTTTTTATTATTTGTATTGTTATTATTAGTTTTAGTATTTGCTATGTTGTTTGGTAGTTCTACAAATAAAGTTATGGAAGGGTTGACTCCAGGAACATCAAACTTTACGGGTGCTTCTGAGGTTGAATATGGTGAGAATAACGTGAAAATGGATGTTGTATATAATGATGGAATTCAAATTTATTATGATAAAAATAATGGAAATATAGTTATTCCGTCTGATGATTCAACCTACACACTTATCACAAGAAGTGGTGTTGAGACTCCAGGTGTAGCTGGAACATACTCGAGTAGTAATGATGGTGTAAGTAGTACAACTACAGCACCTCCTGCTACATATACAGTGAATGGTTATACTATAATGTATATAGCATACGAATATAAGACAGTAATCATTGTTTCGGAAGGAGCAGAGTTAAAACAATTGTATAAAATTGCTAATGTTGCTAATAACGTCGCAGATGCGACTGGAAGAGTTATGTCTTTGAATGGAATGTCCTCATTAACTGATTCAGTTCAGGATGTGACTCCAGTTACACCAGCTGGTCCGGAATTTTCTTCCGTAGATATTAATATCAATGGAGGTTCAAAGACTGTATTCCAATTACAATCACCAAGTGGTGTTCTTCCTGGGATATATTACAATCTCGACCAAGGATTAATTGTAGGAAGTTCTGGAGACGGTAGTGCTAATATGAGTACAAGTAAAGATTATGTAGATGGAACTTCTGTACAAGTATCCGGTTCAGGTATGGTTATTGGTGTAAGATTGGACGCACAAGTTATTGTATCTCTTATCCAAAACGTGGGAGGAAACTATAAAGCAACAAATGTGTATGTAGTCACTTATGCAACAGCAAATTCAGATGAAACGGCAGAAGGTAGTATCACCGTAACTACTTCGTTAGCACCAGATTCTAGCAGTGGTTCAAGTCCTGATTCTAGTTCTAGTTCTAGTTCTGATTCTAATTCTAGTTCTGATTCTAATTCGGGCTCTAGTTCATCAGGAACATCATGTAATACACAATATGCAAATCCCGTCACGTATACTTGCCCAACGGATACAGAAGACGATTCTGTAAATCAATCATGCAGTAATCCAAATTACATATTAAAATCCGAAATTGTTCCTCCAGTATGCCCTGGATGTCCTCCATGTCCTGTTGTATCACCGGATAATTGTACATTATCGATTAACAGTAATGGTGAAATCGTGGATTGTACAGGTAAAAAATACGAACCAAGTGATATTTCTGGTTCTCCTTCTTCATCATGGGCAGGTTCTTTAGGAGGAGCTGTGAGTGATACAGCCAAAGCCGCGGGAGAATTAGGTGAAACTGGTGTTAGAACAACTGGACGTGTGGGTGAGAAAGCATTAGATACTGTTGGTGGAGCTCTTGATAAAACAGTTGATGGAGCTGGAAATATTGTAGGAGAATTAGGTGATACAATTGGTGACCTAGCAGGTGGATTAGGTCAAGGAGTAGCAGGATTAGGTCAAGGAGCAGCAGATGTCGTAACAGGAGTAAGTGGTGATGTTACTGGATTAGGTAATAATTTGATAAATTCTACAACAGGATTGCTTGAAGATGCAGGTTCTGGAGTCACAGGTCTTGCTACAAACGAACAAATAATGCGTCAACAGCAACAATTTGTGGATGCTATCCAAGGAAGACCTGGATATGGATATGGACAAGCTGCAGGATATGGATATGGAACACAATATGGTTACGGTTATCCAATGCAGCCTGGACAGATGCAGCCTGGACAGATGCAAGGTGCATATGGACAAGCAATGCAACCTGGATATGGATATAGTCATCCTCAAGCATGTCCAAGGTCGAGTTCAAATTTCATGCCTATTACCAATGATTTCTCTCAATTTACATAAGAAATAAATTTAATATGAATATTCGTTTAAATATTCGTATTAAAAAAAGAGCTTAAAATAAAGAACTATATTATAATATGAATGCATTAAAAGTAAAATATAATGAAGAAATATTGGATTACTCAGAAATATTAAATAGAAAACATATTGCCGAAGAAATAACACAATTATTGGAATCATTTGAGAGAAAATGTTTTGATGTACATTTTAAAAAGGGGATTTATATTTACGGTTCACCAGGCAGTGGAAAAACATTTTTTATTGAAAACTTATTAAAAAAATTAAATTACGATGTTATTAAATATGATGCTGGAGATATTCGTAATAAATCACTAATTGATAATATTACAAGCAACAACATCTCAAACAGGAATGTCTTGGACATGATGAGTGGACGTGTTAAAAAAATAGCCATTGTAATGGATGAGATTGATGGAATGAATAATGGTGATAAAGGTGGTATAAATGCACTTATCAAATTAATACGTCAAAAAAAGACACAAAAACAAAAATTGGAAAGTATGACTTTGAATCCAATTATTTGCATTGGTACTTATTATATGGATAAAAAAATACGCGAATTAATGAAAGTATGTAATACATTTGAATTAAAGAGTCCTACGAATATACAAATTTCGAATTTATTACAAAAAATGATATCCGAAAAAGAATTTAATGAAAGGAAAGAAAATTTTATACAATATATTCAAAGTGATTTGCGTAAATTAAATTTTACTGAACAATTATATAAAAATAAAAGTCATTTATTGAATGAAAAAGTTTTGAAAAATATTTTTCAAATAAAATCATTTAATGAAGATTCAAAACGTTTAACGGCTACTCTTTTCAATAAATATATACCATTTGACCAACATAATATAAGAATGAATGATACAGATAGAACAATCATAGCACTTTTATGGCATGAAAATATTGTCGATGTTGTTGACCATATTCCAAAAAACGTACAAATACCTTTTTATATAAAACTTTTAAAAAATATTTGTTTTGCTGATTATATTGATCGAATTACATTTCAAAATCAAATTTGGATTTTCAATGAAATTAGTTCTTTAATAAAAACTTTCCATAATAATAAGTTATTACATGATTCATTTAGTAATTTAAAAAAAATCAGCCATGAAGATGTTCGTTTTACAAAAGTATTAACAAAATATTCAACTGAATATAATAATCAAATTTTCCTGAATAATTTGTCCATCGAATTAAATATGGATAAAAAAGATGTAATAGCATTTTTCCAAGAATTACGAGTATCACTTTCTCATGATTCTGATGATTTCTTATCTACACCTGAAAATATAGTATTTATAGAAAATTTATTTGAAGGATACGATATATCAAAATTAGATGTAAAACGAATGTATCGTTTTTTAGACAAAAATGTGAAAAAAGATGCTATTATTGAAGATGAAGATGAATTATAAATCTTAACTAATATAAATATAAAACTATTTAATATATTAAATAGTATATAATGCGAACTTTTATTAAAAAAATACCCACTTTAAAAAATCTGTTTTATCCAAAACCAGAAATTAAGGCATTAGGAAGATGGTCATTTTTAGATGACGCCAAACTTTACAGACGTGCTGATTTATCTAATGAAGACCATTGTGGTCCTTGTGGTACATATATTATGGAAAAGCAAATTGAAAGACATAATGTGCGAACACGAATGGAAATACCCAAGAAGGCAATACGTTATGAAAGACATAATGTACGAACCCAATTCTAATGAATCGTTTTTTTTGCAAAGTAAATTTTATTAGGAAAATATATAAATGTTTGCAGAATACATTTGGCTTGGTGGACAAAATGAATTACGTTCTAAAACACGTGTTATAGAGAGTGAAGAAGATATTACTTTATGGAATTGTGATGGAAGTTCTACAGAACAAGCAGAAGGTTCAGATTCCGAAGTAATGTTAATTCCATGTGCAGTTTTCAATGACCCATTAAGAGGAAATCCACATAAATTGGTATTATGTGAGACACAAAGACCTAATGGAGAATATTTAGAAAACAGTCATCGTCACTGGGCCAAAGAACAATTTGATTCAGCCAAGGAAGAGGAACCATGGTTTGGGTTAGAACAAGAATATTTCATGATAAATCCTAATACAAATCTCCCTTTTGGATTTGACGAAAAGGGAAAACAGGGACAATATTACTGCAGTGTTGGAGCAAATAATGCATTTGGTAGACAATTAACCGAAGAACATTTAGAAGCATGTGTTGCTGCAGGAATAAAAATAAGTGGAATTAATGCAGAAGTTGCTCCAGGTCAATGGGAATTTCAAATAGGTCCTTGTTTAGGTATAGAACAAGGAGACCACTTATGGGTGGCCCGTTATTTACTTATTCGTATTGCAGAGAAATACAATGTTATTATTGATTTTGAACCTAAACCAGTGAAGGGAGATTGGAATGGTTCTGGATGTCACGCAAATTATAGTACAAAAAAAATGCGTGAAGGGTTTGAGGGAAAGAAAGGTATTGAATTTATCCATGAAGCGATTGAAAAATTATCCCATAAACATGATTTGCATATGAGTCATTATGGTAAGAACAATGAACAACGTATGACTGGTGAACATGAAACCGCAAGTTATTCGGTATTTTCAAAAGGAATAGCCAACAGAGGATGTTCAGTACGGATTGGTCATGAAAATTTGAAGAATGAAAAAGGATATTTCGAAGACCGTAGACCAAGTTCGAATTGCGACCCTTATTTAGTCACAGGTTTATTGTTTCAAACAACCGTTCTATAAATTAAAAAAATAGATTTCTAGTATATATGTTTACTAGAAATTTCATAATAATTTTGGTAATACTATTTATACTACTATTAATAATGCTTTGGATGAGATTTAAAAATAAAAACATACAATATAAAGGAAGAGGATATTGTTCCATAGATGCAGATTATATTGAACCAGTTGTACATGAAAATTTCATTTCCGATAAAGAATGCGAATATATATTAAAAACCGCAACTCCTATGTTTAGTCAAAGCAGATTGGTAAGTGGTTATATGACCGATGTACGAAAAAGCGAAACAGCATGGCTACCCAAAAGTGACCCTGTTGTTGCTACTATCATAAAGCGTGTATGTAACATGACTAATATACCCTTTGAGAATTCTGAAAAGATGCAAGTGGTAAAATATGACCCAAATGGTTATTATAGGCCTCATTATGATGCTTCGTGTGATGATAAAAAAGAATGTGTGGAATTTGAGAAAAATGGTGGTCAACGTGTATTAACTATGATTATTTACTTAAATGATGATTTTACTGGTGGACGTACAGAATTCGGAAATCTTGGACGCGAATATATACCAAAGAAAAATAATGGGCTTTTGTTTTATTCTTTACAAAGCGATGGAAACAAATGTCACCCAAAGTCATTGCATGCAGGTATGCCTGTTGAAACTGGGAATAAATACATAGCAAATGTTTGGTTACGGGAAAGAAATTATAATGATTAATTCGCTAATAACTTAATTTTCTGCAATTTACTTTCTAATTCTTGGACACGTTCTGTTAATTTTTTAATAACTTCTTGTTGATTCGATAAAGCATCCACAATTTCTTTTCCAGAAAGGGCACGTTTCCCTTGACCTGGAACTTCCATCATAATTTTCATAGGACCCTGACTGTTTTTCCTTTGCTCATCGATTTCTTTTATTTGTTTTAGTACATCTGGTTTATGTAGTGATTCTCCTAAATGATAATGTTTTAATTTTTCATCAATATCTTTTAAAAAAAATCGATAAATTGGTTTTTCTTCTTTATTTTTTATAAATTCTTTAATTCTTCTTGGACTTTCTTTGAAAAATTCAGGATGTTCATTATTTAACATAATTTTTTTATCGAAAGTATTATGATTGTGGGAAAAAACCAATATAGTTTTCATTGGGTCTAATTGAACAAAAGGAATTGTATATTGTTTTAGAAAAGCGCGTTCTTCTCCTAAACAGGCTTCTTCTTCATAACGTGTAAAATTTAATAATTCACGTCTAAAAGCAAATGTACCGGCAGTTGCGTGCGTAGGTCCAAAAGGGCCACTTTGATACATTTTACTTATGTGTTTAAAATATATATAAAGTTCACTGGAACCTGCACATAATGCTTGTGGATTTTTAACGAGAGTTTCCACAGCATGTGCGACACGTTCGGGTGGATAATAATCATCGTCATCCATGTAGATAATGATAGAGCCTTTTGTTTTTTCATGCATAAGATTGCGTTTGGCTCCTAATTTCATTTTTTTTTCAATGGGGAAATATTTGATTTCTTGAATAGTAGAGGCTTTTATTAAGTCTTCTATTTTATCGGTCCCATCATCTATAATAATCCATTCCATCTTGGACTTTGGATATGTTTGATTACGATAGCATTGAAGCATAGTCTCAATAAATGGTCGTCTATTAAATGTGGGAGTACATATGGAAATAAAAGGTTCACTAGTCATTATATAGCATTATAATGACTATTTTATGTAGTTTTCCATTTTACTTAAGAGCTGCTAATTTTTCTTTTAATTGTTTTTTGTAATATTCTTTACGACATTCTGTATCTTGTACAGCTTGTCTGTAAGTTAAATTACGTTTTTTCATACAAGCACGCAGATGTTGTACCCATGGTGATTCAGTAGTAGTTTTCGAACGTTTTTTTGCTGTAAGATTCGACTTCTTAGGCATTATATAAATTGTTAAGATAATATTTTTATTCACTATTTTTAGTCAATTCCTTCAAACTTTGTGTTAAATTTTCCAATGATTTACTTAAATCCCCCATTGTCTTTGTTAATGTATCTAAATCTTCTTGTTTTTTTCCCAAATAGAGTAAACATTTTTTCATTTTTTTAGAAAAATCACAATTTGGGTCTATTAATTCGTTTTCATATTGACGAATATTTTTAATTGTTTTAATATTTTCCAAAAATTCTAAATATTCATTTGCTTCATCTAAAGAATCTGGTTCTTCTTTGATTATTTTTTCAAGTTCTTTTAAAGTTTCTTGAGAACCAAAATGTTTTTCTAATAGTGAAAATACTTTTTCTGAATCATAGAAATAAGTTTCTTTATATTCGTCACTCAATAATTGTTCATTAGTAAATTTCTTCCATTTTTCACCGAAAGATTTACAAATAGTTAATATTTTTTTTTCGTTTTTTTCATTGGATTCATTAAAATCCATAGAATCATATAATTCTTCCAAAGACATTTATAAAGTAAATAATTTATAAATTTTATATTGTTTTATTAAAACATATTCAAAAAGCCTTTATCTGTTCCTTCTACTGGTGGTGGTACTACTGGTGGTGGTACTACTGGTGGTGCTTCTATTGGTGGTGGTACTACTGATGATACTGCAGTTCCTTCTACTGGTTGATTTTCTGACCCTTTCATTTTTTTGTACAGTTTATTCGCACTTTTCGCAGCATTAGATAATTCTCCAGTTAAAGTTATTTTGTTACTTTTCTTTTCTTCTCTTTCTCGTTTTACTTCTTCTTCTGGTCTTTTCATTTTTGGTTGTGAACTTTTCATTCCTGGTCTTTCGCCTGCTAATCTTGAACGACTTGTTAAATCTAATTTCGTATCTTTACTAATATTAGTAGCACCTCTTGAAGCTTCTTCTGTAATTCTGAACTTATTATACAACAACATTGAAATAATAATAATAATTAATACATTAATAAGAATTAACCAGAAGAATAGACTTTCAAATGTTTGAGTCATACCACCTTGTTCAAATGGATTCAATTGAATTTTTCCTTCTAAGGATTTTATCCATTCTTTATTATATTTACCAATTCCACCAAGTAAAATTAATATCATAAAAATTTCAAACATATTTAATACAGTTCTGTTTATAAATTTTGTACTATATTCTTGTAATACTTTTAATGCTGAACCACCAAACCAAAACGCCGTTGTCCACCATCTATCATTTTCAGGTTTACAATATTCTTGTTCTAATTCAGTTTTTTCAATATTTACAGAATCAGTAATTCCTGAATAAATATAAAAAGCTTCAGTTCCTTCATAAAAGAATACACCAAAAAATGTATATATAAATAAATAACTAGTTACAAGAAACAGAGCCAAAGGTATATTCACTGCTACATTCCAAAAAACATAAAATAGAAATAAAAACACTGTGAATATGATCCAAAATGCTAAGCTACCTGGGGTTCCCGCCCCTTGTACTAATTTTTTCATATTCATATTACCAGTTGGAACATCTGTACCTTCCCATTGACCTGTATCGGTATTTCTTTTTTGTTGTTTTTCAGGACCCCAAAACCATTTTGTACATGTCCAAAAAACAATAATTATTGTTAATAATGTAATAAGTGTAAATGAATATTGTCCTGAAATCGAATTGAAAAAATTCACTAATATAATCATTTGAAAATTCATATTTACTAAAATGAAAAATACCCAAAACAAAACAAAAAGGATAACTGCATTTGGTATTTTCAATTCATTTTGAATATAATTTCCAAATTTCATAATAGAACTATTAAATAATTCAATAACACGCAAAGCCGGTCCAAATGCACCAAACAAAAGAGGATTCATAATTTTCACTTCACGAGTATTGAATTTATATCGTACATCATCTTCTTCTTGAATAAAAAATACTATATAATACCAATTATATACGAAAAACCAAACTAATAACATGGTTAAAAATTTACCTGTTTGGTCTTGAAAAACAGTAATTTCATGTTCTGTAGCAGTATCATTTGTTAAAGAGTTTGATATTTTGGTTATGATTTCCTTAACAATATCATTTATATAAACAATGGAATATTGCGCATAAAGTTTCGCTAATTGAATATGTTCAGCAATCAATCGAACTACATTTCCAACCATTTTACTCAAATGTAATATAGTAATTGGGATTGTTTCAAGTGCTTTTTTAATTCCGCCAGGTAATTTAAAATTTTCTCCAACATTTTCTATTGTATCTCCAAATTCTGCTGCAGATAATGAGTCAATTGCATTAGATAATCCACCTGTATCCAAATCTTGTAAATCAGCCAAACCTGAAAATACACCGTCAATATTATTTTGTATATTAGTTGTAAAACTTGAATAAGATGCGTCAAACATATCTTTTCCGGCTTGTAGTGAAAAATCTGGGTCATTCAGTTTTTCTTGCGCTTTTTCCTTAATTTGTTCAAAAACGTCTTCATCTTCTTGCCATTCACCAGGACTGAAAAATCCTTCTAAATTATTACCAAATCCCTCTATAATTGATGTATTTGAATTCTGAGGCCTCATATAAATATTTTCAAATGTAGGTATATGTTTTGGATTTTCAATAGGAATATCATTTCGTAATTTATTGACTCGTTCCAATAGATTATTCATTTTATCTGTTTCACATGTCCATTTTTTTTTCCATTGATTCATATTTTATTATATATAATAGAATATGATAAATAACTAGGAAAACCTTATTTACTTCTTTATCGCGTATACATCATTCCACATTCTCCATTTACAAAAGAAAGTATGTTGTATCGTTCTTCAAAAACATGTAAATTATAATTATACACATATAAAGCCCATGCAGGTTTTTGTGATATATTAATAGCAGAACCATTATCACATTCAATATTAACCGTTGCGCCATCAGTATCAATTGGTGGTAAATAAGTTGTAAATTCAAATTCAATATTTTTAAATCTTCCTGCATTTACTGCTCCAGAAGGTTGATACTCAAAAGGACTAGTATTTAAACAAAAATTATAACAATAGAGTCCAGGAGGTGCAAATCCTTGTGTTTGTGTATACTTTTCCACATAATTATAAACACCTTGAGGCATTTCGACTTCTCGATAATCACCTGAAAACAAAATACCAAATGTTTGTAAAATATTTCTTTGATTCGCTGAACTATAATCTCCGGTAATATAAAATCCACTTGCTGAATCCAATTCAACATTAGAAGGAATATTGTTCTTATAAGGCCAATTTGTATAATTTGACCATTCATTTCTTAAAAAGGCATCATTACGTTGAAAATACCACATCCAATCAGCAATCATACCAGTTGTTTCTAATTTTACACGTTGTGAACCAACTACATTCAAAAAATCATATTCGTGAATTTCTTTTATTAAATAGGCCTGGTCACTAGATGCAAAAGATATTTTTTCTTCTTCCGATAAAAAGCAATAAGTAGCCAAAATATGCACATCTGCATTCCATGAATTATTTTGGTTCTCATAATTAGAACTAGATAAATCATCTGAAGGAGGGGTTTGTAAAAATCTGTACAATTGAAATGGGTCTTCACCTGGTCGTATTTTAATATAAGGAAAATTATCTTGATAATTAAATACATCACGGACTTGAAATATATCTTGGATAGCACGCATAGTTACATTAATAGTAAGTTCTTGATATTGTAAAGCTACTAATGGAAAAGCGCACCTACTATCGAGTGTAAACCATGTATTTATAGGTATATATAATGTTCTACCTCTAATAGAAGGTTCAGCACCAGAAGAATTGGTCGTATATTTAGCAGACGGATATGTATTTGATTTATATGGTTCTGTAAACACCCTAAACGGATTATTGGATGGGGCTACCATTTCAGGAACATTACCCGTCATAGAATCAAATAAATCCTTTTTGTCTTTAGAAAAATCTCTTTGCGTCATAGCATACAAATATTGACCAGAATATTTTTGTATAAGCTGAGACCCTGCTATAATTTCAATTTCTTGAATCATTTGTGCACCTAAATTCTCTATCCATCTAAAGTCATACGGAGACCATTGATTATTGGTATTCGAACTTGGACTCCATATTGGACTCCATATATCAGGTAAATTAACAACCACATAAGTGTCCATTAATAAATCAGCATATCGTTTTACTTTGAATGTGAATTTAGAAGGTTCTGTTGTTTTCAATTCACGTAAACCATCAAAATCCAATCTAAACTTTTGAAGTCCAAAGTTGGTATATTTAGAATAAGTTACTTTAAAAAATGTTTTACTAGGATTTCCAGTTAGAATAATATTAGCATTTCCTACAGAAATTATATTTAATAATCCACCAGGCATATATTTTATATATAATACTATCTATATTTTTGTTTTCTTAATTACTTTATCCGCTCTTTATATAATAAAATAAATGCCTGGGTTTTTTGATAATGAATTAATCAAAAATAGTGTTGATTATATTTTAATTGCTTGCCTTTTCATAATAACGATTTATTATATTTATAAGACTATTATTGCGAATAAAGATTCATCATCTACAGTCACACCACCTTATGATGATACACCTAATAGTTCGCAAAACAATCAATTGTCCAGTGTTGAGAATAAATCAGAGGGGACAGGTATTAAAAACAGTTATTTTGACCCATCTTTAGACAATGCATTACGTAATTATTGTATAAAAGGTGCATCGAATTCAGCATATACAGGTGGTTATATGAATATTAATATGGTAAAATATTTATTAGGAAGAGGATGTCGATTCTTGGACTTTGAAGTATATATAAAAGATGGAACTCCTATTGTAGCATATTCAACCAATAAATATGATTATGAAACATACACATCCAACAATCCGGCAGTTTCTTTATCGGGAGTTTTTTCGGCAATTATGTCCAATGCCTTTACTGAAACAAGTCCCAACCCTGCCGACCCATTATTTGTACATTTAAGAATAAAAAGTCACGATGTAAATGGTTATGGTGCAATTGCGAAGCAAATAAAGAGCAGTTTTGGACAAAGACAATATAATACTGATGCAGGTATTGCTGCGGAAGTAACTCTAGACACACAATTAACATCTTTACGTAGTAAAATAATAGTTATTATAGACAAATTATCATCACCTGGATATGATAATATTTCACCATGTTCATCCGCTCCAAGTTCCAGTCCTGGAAGTTGTATATCAAATACTTTTGATTATGTTAGTTTAGCAAGTGTCGCCAATATGGTAAGCAATGTAGGTAGTATAAGAACTTATCAACAAAGAGAATTAACATTTCAACCAATTAATCCTCCTGACCCTAGTGTTTACTTATTTAGAATAGTTTTCCCAGATCTTGGACTTTTTCAAAATACATACAATTGTGATTCTAAATATTTAATAAAAAATTATGGTGCACAAGCAATTGTCCAAGCCTTCTATGTACGTGATTCTAATCTGACTAATTATGAAAATATGTTTAAAAATGGTGGTTCAGCATTCTTACGTATTGAATATTTAGTCAACACATTAAACAATTAAATCTTCACTATATACCAATTTTTATTATAACTGTATTATATTTTCGTATAATAATATAATACAATGCCTAGAAAGAATCATAGAAAAACCAAAAAGAAGTTTCGTCCAAGTAAATGTACCGATTCTATGAATTTCCAAGAATGTGAATTGGCTGTTCTCCGTCAAGCTGTTGATACCAATGAGAAAATAGCAGGACAAAAAGTAGCAAGCAGTGATGAAATCAAAAAAATGATTGAAATTGTGGAAAAATTTTTGAAGAAGAAGAAGAATTTATGTTATGGTGGTACAGCCATTAATAATATTTTACCCAAACATGCACAATTTTATAATAAGGAATATGAAATACCCGATTATGATTTTTACAGTGATAATGCACTTGAAGATGCAAAAGAATTAACCGATATTTATTTCAAAGAAGGATATGAGCAAGTAGAAGCAAAATCAGGAATCCATTTTGGTACATATAAGGTATATGTGAATTTTATTCCTATGGCCGACATTACACAGATGCACAAAGAATTATATAGTCTTTTGTCCAAGGATTGTATTTCAGTAGCCGGTATTAAATATGTTCCTGCGAATTTTTTGCGCATGGGTATGTATTTAGAACTTTCACGTCCTGCTGGAGATATTAGTCGTTGGGAAAAAGTACTCAAACGATTAAATTTATTAAATCAATATCGTCCTATGGAAGTAAAATACGACTGTAACAAGGTCGATTTTGTACGAAAAATGGACAACGCTGAAAATGAATCCGAAAATTTATATTTGATTATTCGTGATACTTTTATTGATTTAGGTGTTGTCTTTTTCGGTGGATATGCTGCTAGTCTATATTCTAGAAATATGTCCAAGAAAAGCAAACAATTTATCAATAAAATACCTGATTTCGATGTTTTAGCAGAAGACCCGGATGAATGTGCTACTGTGATTCATGAACGTCTTACCGATTCTGGATACAAAAATATCAAAATGATAAAACACGAGGCCATTGGTGAAATTATCCCCGATCATATTGAAATTCGTATGAAAAATGAGATTCTTGGATTTATTTATCGTCCTATTGCATGCCATAATTACAACACTATTCAAATACAAAATTCCGAAATTAATGTGGCGTCGATTGATACCATTATGAGTTTTTACTTAGCGTTTTTGTATGTACGTACCAATTATTATTTCCATGACCGCATTTTGTGTATGGCCAAATATTTATTTGAGTTGGAAGAACGTAACCGTTTAGCACAAAACGGATTATTAAAACGTTTTGGACCTAAATGTATTGGTCATCAAGAGACCATGGAAAATATTCGTGCTAATAAATCAGTCAAATTTTTAGAATTGAAATCTAATAGAAAATCCAAAGAATTTGAACAATATTTCTTAAAATATGTTCCTTCAGACAATGTGCGAAATAAAAAAGTAAAGAAAAATACGAAAAAGTCTAAGAAAATAGAAGAAGAGGAAGAGGAAGAAGAAGAAGAAAAGAAGTCTATATTTACTTCACCAGAGTCCAAGAAGAAAGAGAAAAAGGAGAAAAAGGGGGAAACGTTAGGTCTTAAAGGGTTAATTATGAGTGCATTTAAACCCTTGAAGAGGGGATAGGGGACATTTTAAATCTTCACTGGTATAAATCTTCACTTGTATAAATAAATTATATATTGCTTATTTTATTCGCAATTGTTTGCATTGTGTAAAATAAAGACCCAAACATGATACTTTTTGCTACTAATCCAAACATATTGAAATTTCCGTCTTCATTATACAAATTCGCAAATGATAAATACTTACGCATGAGTGTATTTATGATTGGTACTTGGAAAATAAAATATAAAACGGCCACTAAAATAGGCACTTGCAGTTCACCAATGGCTGTTTGAGTAGTATCTTCTCTATATTGCTTTTGTCTATGTAATTTTAATTCTTCTTCATTGGCTCTTTCATAGTCACGAATATAATCTGATGTTAGTTTTACACTAGGAATATGATTGGGTCTTATACTCTCATCATGTAAATATTCGGATGTATCCATAGGAATGTCTCTGCTTGGAAGAGTTTGTTGTGGTAAATTATCTACAGTATATTGCATTTGTTGATTGCGTTGTGCCGATGCTTCTGGAAAAGGGGGGCCTTCTATTGTAACCTGTGGTGTTCCATAAGGATTTGGATGAGAATTAATCGGTTGATATTGAACACTTTCGTCTCCTCCCATGTGAGTATTTTGAGGATATTGAGGTTGGGCAGTAACATGACCGTAAAATTCATTTGCTACTTGTTGTGTGCTTGTTGGTATATTTTGTTGAGGTGCACTTGGTAATGTATGCATTGTATGTTGCATATTTATTTGACCGGTATTTCCAGCCATATCAGGTAATTCCGAAATACGTGTTGTTGTGGACATTAGCTATATATAAATATATATCAATTCTAAATATATATTTATCGCACATGTTCTCTAAATTTACGAAATATTAATTGTTTGTTTGTTTTTATCACATGGTGTAGAAACAGCAGTATAAGAAAAACACTTTTCTCCATGTTTGTATATTTTTCCATCAATATCTCCTAAAATAGGCCCTTTAAATGTTAAACAATTTCTATCATTACATACTTTTCTAAAAATAGTAGCTAGTCCTAAACCTAGCAATATTGATATCATGATTCTTCCTAAAGATGAATATAAAAGGCGTTTTACGTTCATTATATATTGTATAACCATTTTTACACATACTATAATTTTCTTTATCCTTGGACAGGTATTTTAGATATTTCTAATGGATTACTTGGACATGGAACTTCTTTTTGTTCAAAAGCAAAACATTGGTCGGCCTTGTCTTTATATAACATTAGGTCTTCGTTCTCAGGTGTTGGATATACATAAACAATATGATTATCGACAGCTGTGATATATACCACCAACAATCCTAAAGCGAAACTAACAATAAAAATTGGAATATTTATATATTTCGATATTTTGAACATCTATAAACTATTTGGCTAAAAAGAATTATAATAAATAATTACTGATATTATGCTTTTGCCTCTTCTTCCTTTACTTTCTTAGCTTTCTTTTTATTTCGTTTCTTTTGAGAAGGTGTTTGTACTGGTGCTTGTAAACCCGATTTTTCTTGCTTATCTTCCAATGAAAAAAGAGGATTTTCTGGATTAAATTCGGGATTTTCTTTCATAAATTTCTCATATTCTTGCTGTCGTTTTAATTTTTCCACTTCTTCTTCCAACTTTTTCACTACTTCGGATTGTTTCTTGGCCATAGCACGTGCTTTCAAGCGTTCTTTCATTGTTGATTTCTTTTGCATATTATTTAATGCAGTTGTATCCATTTTAGCACCTTTGGGAATATTTACACCCATCGATTTCGCCATTTTCTTCAACATATCCCCCATTCCTCCCATATCTCCTAGATTTTCCCCTAAACCCTGCATTTTACTCATCATTTCTGAGGCCTCACTCACTAAATCTTCTTTGGTAATATCTCCCGATTTCATTTTATCCGCCAATTTGTCTTTCACTGTATTTACTACATTTCCCATCTTTTGTGGATTCTTCATAAAAGCATTAAGCACATCTTTTGTTGAATTAATACCATTTAGGTCCTCACCAAAAGCCTGTGCAAAATCATTACTCATATCTTCAGCCAATTCTTTTGCTAATTTACCTATTTTACCATCAAATAAGGATTGTAAATGGTCTTTAAGTTCATCAATTTTGGGCAATTTAGAAAAAGGATTTTTACTTTCCGACTCATCATCAGCATCTTCTCCCACCTCTTCTTCCTTTTCAGTCTTTTCCTCAAAGTTATCAAAAAGTGTGGAAATGTTTTTCATAGTGTCTGATAATTGTGTTTGTAATTCCGACATGTCGATTTTATCAAACATATTCATAGCATCTCCGAAATTTACTTTATTTTGTAAAGATCTTACTAAAATTAATAAAATTACTTGCAAATATTTCCATATGGTTTCTTGGATATTTTCACTTACACCTGTAGAATTAAAAAGTAATTTAAAACTAAGTCCTGGTAAAAATTCTACATTTGTTGTACTTTCCTCGGAAAACAATTCTTTATTCTTATTTAATATATCAAAAAAACGTTCAGGATATACTTTCAAACAATGTTCAAAAAGTGATTGGAATTCATTGTCGTCACATTTTAGCCATTTTTCTAATTTATCAACATGTTCAGGAAAAGTAGTTTGTAAATCCTTAATAAAGTCAACAATTGAGGTTTTAAACTCTTCAGTAAATCTTGGAATTTCTTCTTCAGACATTTTATTTATGTGAATATAAATAATCTTGGATTTAAACCCTTTATTAAATATTAAATATTTATAAAAAAAAAGTTTTTATAAATATGTAGACACCTTATTACTTTTTAGGTTCTACTGGTTCTACTGGTTTTTCTAGTTTCCGTTTTTCGGCTATGGCCTCTTGGATACGCAAGTGCTTAGATGAAAACTTCCCTTGAAAGTCGAACCGCTCTTTCATTTTGTCTTTTCCACGCTTTCTGGTAAAATCGTCTTTGTTCTTCGGCATACTTCTAGTTGAGATATTGTACAATACGAATAAATGGAAAAAAACATTCAATTTTATAGTAGGGTAGGGGGCTTCGCCCCCCTACGACCCCCCTTTGTATGAGGCAAAGCCCCCTTTGTATGAGGCAAAGCCCCCTTTGTAGGGACCAATTAGATCTTCATATCCATTAACAATCGCAATAATAAAGTAAAAACAACCGCATGTATACCAATACCTAGCATACTTGGGCATCCAGAAGAAGCATTTGCTAATGACCCGAATATTTTACTAAATAGTTTATTTGTTAATTTATAAGTCATAGGATTCACAATAATCAAAAACAAAACAGTAGTAATCAAAGTATATCTCCATTTATCCATGGAGTTAGGTTCTGAGGAACATGATTTGCAATTTAAACAACTCATTTATAGTATATACGTATATTTTTTTTACGATC